TAATGGCGAGGCGACCTATGAAATGTCGCTGGCCAGTGCGGGCGCCCTGGATTTTGTGGCGCTGTGATGGGCAACCCCTGGGCCGGTGAGGTGACTTTGATGCTGGATGGCACACCAAAGGTGGCCAAGCTGACCTTGGGTGCGTTGGCCGAACTTGAGGCGTCACTGGGCACGGGCACATTGGTTGAGCTGGTGCAGCGGTTCGAGGGGGGGCAGTTTTCCACCCGCGATGTGCTGGCTTTGGTGGTGGCTGGTTTGCGTGGCGGCGGATGGCGCGGCACGACGGCAGATTTGCTGAGCGCCGAGATTGGCGGTGGCCCGGTCGAGGCGGCGCGGGTGGCCGGTGCCCTGCTGGCGCGGGCGTTTGCGTTGCCGGGGGACGGTGATGGCGGCGTTTGACTGGCCGGGGCTGATGCGGGCCGGGATTGTGGAGCGTGGGTTATTGCCGCGCGAATTCTGGGCGCTGACGCCTGCGGAACTGATGCTGATGCTGGGGCGCGGCGGTTTGGCCGCGCCCATGAGCCGGGCCGGGCTGGCCGCGCTTGCCGCGCTGTACCCGGACAATGACAGGGGATTTGGTGATGGAAACGGGTCAGATTGACGATCTGGACGATCAGATTGTGGCTTTGGAGCAGTCGTTGGGCGGGGCGGGCGCCATGGCGGCGGCGTTTGACGTCGAGCTGCGACAGATGCAATCGACGATCGCGGACACGGGGCGCGAGGTCGGGGTGCTGTCGAGCGGAATATCGCGGGGGCTGCGCCGGGCTTTTGACGGGCTGATTTTTGACGGGATGAAGCTGTCGGATGCGTTGAAAACTGTGGCGCAGTCGATGGTGGACGCGGCCTATAACGCGGCGATCAAGCCGGTGGCGGGGCACTTTGGCGGGCTTTTGGCCAGTGGGGTCGAAGGGTTGGTGAACGGGTTTCTGCCCTTTGCCAAGGGGGGCAGTTTTGCCCAGGGCCGGGTGATGCCGTTTGCCCAGGGTGGCATCGTGTCGTCGCCCACCACGTTTCCGATGCGCGGAGGCACCGGTTTGATGGGCGAGGCGGGGCCCGAGGCGATCATGCCCTTGGCGCGGGGTGCCAATGGGCGGCTGGGCGTGCGCAGCGCCGGGGGCGCGCCGGTGACCGTGGTGATGAACATTTCGACCCCCGATGTGCAGGGGTTTCAACGCAGCCAGAGCCAGATCGCTGCCCGGATGGGCCGTGCATTGGGTCAGGGCCAGCGCAACCGCTGAGGAGGGTGACATGTCGTTTCACGAAATACGGTTTCCGGCCAACCTGTCGTTCGGCAGCATCGGCGGCCCCGAGCGGCGCACCGAGGTTGTGACGCTCGCCAACGGGTTTGAAGAGCGCAACACGCCCTGGGCACATTCGCGGCGCCGCTATGATGCGGGGCTGGGGTTGCGGTCTTTGGACGATGTTGAATTGCTGTTGGCGTTTTTCGAGGCGCGGCGGGGGCAGTTGCACGCGTTTCGCTGGAAAGATTGGGCCGATTTCAAATCAAGCGCTGCGTCGCGGGTGACCGATTACAACGATCAGGTGATTGCCCACGGGGACGGGCTTTCGGCCACGTTTCAGTTGATCAAGACCTATCGCGCGGGGGTGAACCCCTATGCGCGCCCGGTGACCAAGCCTGTGGCGGGTACGGTGACGCTGGGCCTTGAGGGGGACATCCTGCGCGAAGGGGTGCATTTCGATCTGGAGGTCGAGACCGGGCAGGTGACGCTGTATGAGGTGCCACCCGAAGGGGCCGAGATCACGGCGGGGTATGAATTTGACGTGCCGGTGCGGTTTGATACCGATCTGATCCAGGTCTCGGTGGCCAGTTTCAAGGCGGGCACGGTGCCGAATGTGCCGATCATCGAGGTGCGGGTCTGATGGCGATTTCAGCGGAGTTTCAGGCGCATCTGGAAAGCGGGATCACCTCGGTGTGCCGCTGTTGGCAGGTGGTGCGGCGCGATGGCGTGCGGTTCGGGTTTACCGACCACGATGAGGCGGTATCGTTTGGTGGGCAAGCGTATCTGGCGTCGGAGGGGATGTCGGCGCGGGCGTTGGAGCAGACCACGGGTCTGGCTGTGGACAACAGCGAGGCGATGGGGGTGCTGAGCGATGCGTCGGTGCGCGAGACGGATATTCTGGCAGGGCTGTTTGATGGGGCCGAGGTTCTGGCCTGGCTGGTGAACTGGGCTTCGCCGGAGCAGCGGGTTTTGCAGTTTCGCGGGTCGATGGGTGAAATCCAGCGTTCAGGCGCGGCGTTTCGGGCCGAATTGCGCGGGTTGACCGAGGCGCTGAACCAGCCACAGGGGCGGGTGTATCAGGCGCCCTGTGCGGCGGTGCTGGGCGATGCGATATGCCGGTTCGATCTGGACACGCCGGGATTTGTGGAAACCCGGGCGGTGGAAGTTGTGGAGAAGCGCAAGTTTTTTCGTTTTGCGGTGCTGGATGGGTTTGACGACCGGTGGTTCGAGCGCGGGCGGCTGATTGTCGAGACGGGAGAGGCCAAGGGCGTTGTCGCGGTCATCAAGAACGACCGTTTGACAGCCGGAGGGCGCACCATCGAGGTGTGGGAGTCGTTGCGGCTGGAGATTGTTGCGGGCGATCTTGTCCGGCTGGAGGCGGGGTGTGACAAGCGGGTTGCGTCCTGCCGCCTGAAGTTCAACAACATCAATAACTTCCGGGGGTTTCCTTCGATCCCGGGTGAGGATTGGCTGATGTCCTATCCGAGGTCGGGCGATGATAATTCTGGGGGATCGCTGTCGCCGATCCCGCCGGGCCGCAAATGAGCGGGGCTGGCGATGAGGTCGTGGCAGCGGCGCGCCGCTGGATCGGCACGCCCTATCTGCATCAGGCATCATGCAAGGGCGCCGGGGCGGATTGTCTGGGGCTGATCCGGGGAGTGTGGCGCGGTCTGCATGGGCAGGAGCCCGAAGCGGTGCCTGCCTATACGCCTGACTGGTCGGAGCCGCAGCGCGAGGAGCGGTTGTGGCGTGCGGCGGCGGCGCATCTGGTTGCTTTGCCGCTAGGCGATGTCGCTGTGGGCGAGGTGTTGTTGTTCCGCATGCGCGACGGCGGTGTGGCCAAGCACCTGGGTATTGTCGGGCGCGGCGGGCGGGAGGCGACCTTTATTCATGCGTATACGGGGCATGGTGTGGTGGAAAGCCCGCTGAGCACGCCCTGGCGGCGCCGCATTGTGGCGCGTTTTGAATTTCCGTACAGGAGGCCGTAATGGCAACGATCGTACTTTCCGCCCTGGGGGCGGCTGCGGGGGCAAGCCTCGGGGGCGGCATTCTGGGCCTGTCGTCGGTTGTCATCGGGCGGGCCGTGGGTGCAACGCTGGGCCGGGTGATCGACCAGTCGATCCTGGGGGCCGGTTCGCAGGCCGTGGAGACCGGAAAGGTTGAACGATTCCGCCTGACCGGTGCGAGTGAAGGCACGCCGGTCAGCCAGGTGTTCGGGCGCTGCCGGATGTCGGGACAGGTGATCTGGGCCTCGCGGTTTCAAGAAAAGACCGAGACGTCGGGCGGCGGCAAGGGTGCGCCGAGCGGACCGAGGACGACCAGCTTTTCCTATTGCCTGTCGATGGCGATTGCGCTGTGCGAGGGCGAGATTTCGCGCATCGGGCGCGTCTGGATCGATGGCGCCGAGGCGAGTGTCGGCGATCTGAATATTCGGGTCTACACCGGCACCGAGGATCAACTGCCCGACCCCAAGATCGAGGCGGTCGAGGGGGCGGGCAATGTGCCGGCCTATCGCGGCATTGCCTATGTGGTGATCGAGGATCTTGAGCTGGCGCCCTATGGCAACCGGGTGCCGCAGTTCAGTTTCGAGGTGATCCGCCCGGAGCCTGAGGCGGCAGGCGATGGATCGGGCACACCTGATCTTGCCCGCAGCATACAGGCCGTGGCGATGATGCCGGGGACGGGGGAGTATTCCCTGGCGACGACGCCGGTGAGGTTCGAGCAGGAGCCGGGGGTTTCGAGCTTCATCAACGTCAACTCGCCCATGGGCAAGACCGATTTCGCCGTCTCGCTTGAGGCGCTGACGGGAGAGTTGCCGTACTGCGGATCGACCTCATTGATCGTGTCTTGGTTTGGCGACGATCTGCGCTGCGGCAGTTGCCAGATCGCGCCGAAGGTCGAACAGGGCGTATTCGAGGGGGTCGAAATGCCCTGGACGGTGTCGGGTGTTGGCCGGGCGGCGGCTGCGACCATCGCACAGGTTGAAGGCAAGGTTATCTATGGGGGAA